GTGCGGGGTGTTTCAAAATAGACGCGCATAACGATATAGAGCTGATCCTTCAGCTGGTCAGAGAGATCTTTCAGGCGACGAGCGTAATCCAGAGCGGCTTCAGTGTCATGGATTGAACAGGGACCGCAAACCACCAGCAGACGCGGATCGCGGCCGGCGATGATGTCGGAAATGGTCTGGCGCGAAGCGGCGATCTGCCCTTCCTGCTGGACAGTCAGCGGAAACTTCGCTTTCAGCTCTTCCGGCGTAATCAGAATCTGTTCGTTGGCAATGTGGACATTGTTCAGCGCGTCTTTTTGCATGGCTACGATCCTTTTTTCCTCGTTATGCAGTGAATGATCCTCTGACAGGATAGAAGACACTCTATCACAGAACGTAAAACAAGCAATCCATCAATGTACACTTTTATTACCACAAAGCCGTTTTGCGTACGACATCATGTAAAATTTCGTATATTTTCAATAACTTGAGAATTTATTCATTAGAGATAATTAAAGCCAAGTGTAAACTTTAAATTACACGTCTTTTTTAGCATTCTCTCTTATCGCCTGATACGCTTTGATGAAACTTCTTTTTCATCAGGTACTTTATGACTTCTCCGGCCTCTTCGGTTCGCCTGCGTTCTTTTGCCCCTGCCGACATTCCTGCCTTTACCGCAGCCGTCAACGCCTCGCTGGATACCCTGCGGCCCTGGATGGTCTGGGCGCATCCGGACTATCAACCTGAAGAGGCAGCAAGCTGGATTGCGTTTACGCAGCAGCAGCGAATAAAGGGCGAAGCGGAAGAGTTCGCCATCGTTGACGATCGGGATCGTTTACTGGGCGGAGCGGGGATCCGTTTTGCCCGCGAACCGGGTCAGTTTGCCGCGCTGGGATACTGGGTACGTAGCGATATGCAGCGACAGGGCGTCGCCAGCCGCGCCGTTGCGCTGCTGCTTGAGATGGGATTTGCACGACCGGATATAAAGGTCATCGAAATCCTTGCGGCGGAAGAGAATCGCGCCAGCCGCGCGGTAGCGGAGCGCTGCGGCGCGCGCTTTATCGATATGCGCTACGGTTTAATCGTGCTGGAGAGCGGGCCGGTAAATACGGCGATATATCATGTGCATCGTCCCGAGGCGCAGGCATAAAAAAAAGGGGCCGGCATCGCGCCAACCCCTTGTTTGCTGTTAACTTTTAGATGTCGCGTTAGCGATACCTTAGTTAAGACGCTTTATCAATACCCTATCAGCAACAGTAACCAACCTTTTAAAACAACCAGCTAAGACAATTTTAATTGTACTAGCTTGCAGGCTTATGCAACCTCTGCTGCCATCAAATTCTGTTGCGTCTGACTGCCTTAACACTTTCAAGTTTAAGCTTTCTCAGCTTTGCTGAGGAGTTTACGAAATTGATAAATCCAATAATTAGTATTGAAAAAGATACAATAAAAAAAGTTGCAATTGATTTGTACATCAAAATAATTTTATCCTCCAGGCCAATCTCATTTTGAACCGCCTTTCTTTTCTTTTCATCTGTTAAGTGTTGGCAAAGCAAGGCATATTCACTACTTACTTTTTTTTGCGTTGCGCAATCAATCTCTTTTCCGGAACCAAAATCCAGTATTTCACTTTCATTTATATAGAATCTTTTTCCGCTATCAGCTTTATAGATTGCATAATTTGCCTTAAATTCTCTTGACGCCTCACCTGTAACCAACCCCATCATCAAACAAAAAACAGCCAAAACTCCAATCGGGAACACCTCGTACTTGTTTAATTTCTTGCTTCCAGCAAAACCAATAAAACCTGAAAACATAAAAGAAGCTGATGCTATCAAATTTTTATTTATGCAACTCTGTATAAACAGAACATCATTTAAAGACTTTGCCTTTATCCCGGTGAAAAACCTAAACAACCTAATATCATAAAACTCGCCATTCAATAACTTAAGGTTTTTGTTAATAAAATCCAGCCTTAGCAACTTCACAAAGAAAACAAATATAAAATGAAGCCCACCTACCCTTATGGTTGCCAAAATAAGAGCGACAAAACATGCCACATATTTGTAAAGCTCTAAATTATTATTCCCTTGCATATTAGCTTCCTATGTTAGCTATTGGATTTAGAGTTGCAACCTCTTCTAAATGCGTTAGAGCGAAGTGCTCGTAATTCATTGTTTCACCAATATTAGCATGCCCGAAGATGGGCAGTAGTAACAAATTATTGTCGCTATTCATCATAAAATGACTGGCAAGGTATGCCGTAAAACGTGGATCTTTTTTCCTTCCACCAGTCCAGCGCTGGGCTGATGCAGGGGCACGCCAGCACGGCCGCGCTAAACCGTGAAATGCACATACAGAGAGAAACCGATGCGAATCCGATACTGCGTGACTGGTCTGCTGCTGATCTGCCTGATGATGTTATCCGGCTGCACGCCCGTCCGGCCTTCTCCAGCGCCAGAGATTCTCTGGATTGGGTGTCCGCCCGTGACAAGCTGCCCGGTGCCGGGAAACAGCCTTAAAACGGCCGGCGATCTGGCGGTGGATAATCGCCAGCCGGAGGCCGCGCTCGCCGCCTGTGGGCTGTAGGTCGAAATCATCAAAGATTGCCAGGAGCAACACGATGCTGAAACCGCAACAACTACGCCGGGCGCTGACCGACAGCGTGCCGGAACTGCAGCGAAACCCCGACGCGCTGAACGTATTTATCGACAGCGGGCGCATTGTCTCGACGCTTGCCAGCTCGCTGTCGTTTGAATATCAGTACCGGCTGAACATGGTGATTACGGATTACGCCGACAATATCGACCTGCTGATCGTGCCGCTGCTTGAATGGCTGCGGACAAATGAGCCTGACATTATGGCAACCGAGGAAAAGCGCCGGACGGGCTTTACCTTCACAGCGGACGTGATCAGCGACACGACCAGCGATATCAGCATAGAGTTACAACTGAGCGAGCGCGTGATCGTGAAGCAGGCAGACGGCGCGCTGCACGTCACTCACGTTGGCGAGAATCCGCTGCCGGATAACGATGCGCGGCCGTTGCAGCTTTACGCAGGCGGTAAGCTCATCAGCGAGTGGCAATCATGAGCGACCTGCAGCTGGTAAACGACCGTCTGGAGGCGCTCATCAGCAGCCTGTCAGCCCCGGCGCGTAAAGAAATGGCGCGCAGCATTGGCCGCAAGCTGCGCGCCAGTCAGCAGCAAAATATCAAGCGCCAGCGGGCACCAGATGGTACGCCGTTCAAGCCCCGAAAAGCGCAGCCGGTACGCAGCAAAAAGGGGCGCATCAAGCGCGAGATGTTCGCCAAACTGCGCACGGCGAAATACATGAAAACGCAGGCGAGCGCCAGCGAGGCGGTGATCGAGTTTGCGGGCAACGTGCAGCGCATGGCACGCGTGCACCATTACGGCCTGCGCGATCGGCCGTCACGTAAAGGGAAAGAAGTACAGTATGAGGCCCGTCCATTGCTGGGTTTAAATGAAAAAGATTTAGAAATGATTGAGGAAGTTATTATATCAATTCTAAAATAAGCTTTCGGCTAAAGAGGGCTTGCAATGAAAAGAAGGTTTGATGTAACGCAAGGTGTGCAATGGCTAGGGATTATTTTTTTAGTTGTGGGGGCTATTGATTCATCTGTGGGGAATGTTTCTGGCGGAGCTGCCTGTTTCGCTGCGGGCATATTGTTAGTTTTGTTATTCAGTTTCGATGTAAAGAAATTCAATGTATTTGGTCTTGCAGCAGAGTTACGGGAGAAAATAAGCGAGGCCGATAAAATTCTGGATACCCTGCGAGGAATTTCGCTGCCGATAAGTGAAATTGCCATCAACACTGCCTCTCAAGCTGGGAGGTATGATTCGGTGGTTCCAAGAAAAAAGCTATACGATTTTGTAAATTCTATAAGTAAAGAACTTGAAGGTATGGGCGTCAAGGCAGAAGAAATTGAGAGAGTGAGAGAGGCGTGGTATCTCGCAACGTCAATAGATATGGCTCTACCTGTGCATACAGAGATTCAAAAGCAAATACATGCATATCATTCTCAGGCTATACAAAAAAACGAAGATATAAATAAAGGGAAAATAAGCCTGAATGATGATGAGACTCGGCAATTCAGCGAGCACCTGTCAAAAATAGAATGGGACAGATACCACTATTATCATGATGAAGCCGCACATATAAACCTAGATTACAAAACCTACCCTCAACATCTGCAACAGTTAATTCATGATTTAACTGGTGTGCCGGAAAGTGTAAAAGCGCAAATGCTAATTAAAATTAATGAGCATATTCTTGATATTGAATATTTGATAAATCAGAAAGACATTCGCAGGCCTGACGCATGGTTTAAGTAACTTTTACGCTGCCCTGTGTTTGCTGATGCATAAGCAAACTACCTTCCTTTGCTCAACATGCCGCAACGTAGCAACCTTGCGGCATGAACGAACAAATCTCAGAAATTCAGCGCCTGCTGCGCAACCTGATCCGCATCGGAACCGTGTCCGCCGTCAATCTGAATGATGGACTGTGCCGCGTCGATACAGGAAACAATAAAACTAACTGGCTTCACTGGCTGAGCGCCCGCGCGGGTAAAACCCGTTCCTGGAATGCGCCGTCCGTGGGCGAGCAGGTGCTCGTCTTATGCCTGGGCGGCGAACTCGATACCGGCTTTGTGATGCCGGGAATCTTCTCGGACGACAACCCGGCGCCGTCAGCGTCGGCGGATGCGCTGCACTGGTCATTTCCTGACGGCGCGGTGATCGAGTATGAGCCGGAAAGCGGCGCGCTGACCGCAACCGGCATTCGGACGGCAACCATCAAGGCCGCAGTAAAAATCCTGTTTGATTCGCCAGAGGTGGAGTGCACCAAGCTTCTGAAAACCGCGCAACTGGAAGTCACCCAGGGCGGCACGATGAAAGGAGACGTATCGCACAGCGGCGGCAGCCTTAGCTCTAACGGTATCGTGGTCGATGCTCATCAGCATGGCGGCGTGAAGTCGGGCGGCGATCTATCGGGAGGGCCGCAGTAATGGCAGAAAAATATATCGGTATGAACCGCGATAGCGGTAGCACCCTGACCGATCTCGATCACATTCGGCAGTCAGTGCGTGACATTCTGTTGACGCCGCTCGGCGCTAGGGT